TAAATCCCATTCCCGCATCTGCCGAAGTGCCGCCGTTTTATCTGATAATACCTTATCAATCATCGTGCGGCTAAACTGCGTTTCGTTTTCGATTTCCGCCGCCGTCTTTCCGATGATGCTTTGATTCAGTATTATTTGATAGCGTCGGGCGGCGAAGAAGTCTTGACAGATTTTCGGATACATCGTCAAACTACGGTCGATACTGTCCAGCCATGACCGCAAGTCCGGCTTTATTACATCAAGTCTGCAATAGTTCTTCCCGCCTCCCGATGAATAGTCCTCTCGTTGCCTAGTCAAGCAGAAATCCAATACAGCCCACCGCGCTATGACTTCCTGCCGCGACCGTTCGACAAAGCGGAAAGCGTGCACCATCTGCCTTTTGTTTGCCTCCACTTCCTCATGACACTTTCGGCAAAGGGTAATTAAATCGCGATCCACATCTTCACGCCCGCCAACGCGCTCATAATTGATATGATGCACCTGCAAGTCTCGACGGCTCCCGCATCGCTGGCAGATAAATCCGTCCTTATTAAGTCTCATCGTCCGTAGTTCCAGCCATCGCGCCGTCTGCAAATAGCTTGCGTATTCCTCTTTCGTCATTTACTGGCCCCCTTTGGAAGAAAATTTGCTTGTCACGTGGAGGAAAAAGATCTGGGGAGGTGGTGGGGGCGATTTATTAGCCCCCCACCCCCCATCTTTTTTTCCCGTGACCTCTTTTTTCCGGAAGAAAAAAAAATATATATATAAGGGATTTTTTTCTTTTTCTTCCACCATTTGAAATATTTATCGCTTTCATTCGAAAGTATAATATTTTTCTTTTGAAATAGGAAGAAGAAGAAAAAATCACGTATTTTTCTTTTTTCCTTTTACTCACTAAACTAAATACAGATATATTATTATTTATTGAAACACTAGACATTTTTTATCACTCGCCCGTCTTTTTCGACCTTGAATCCGTCATGCTCTTCGATGTAATTCCTGACCGTTCGCTCACACTTGCCCGTATATTCGACCAGCCGCTCAACCGTTACGCCGCCGTATGTACTTTCGACAATGCTAAAGGCACTCTCAAGGCCCTTCATTCTGTCTAGTTTTCTCTGTTCGGCCCCGCGCTTTGCTTTCGTTGCCGTCTTCTTTGTTGCTTTCGCCTGTATCCTCTTCGCTATATCGTCGAGCATTCCGCCGTTGTCCGTGTAGTGTATCGGATAATCAAACCACACCGTTCGCGGAAGAAAACCGCGATACTCCCGAAGCGTACCATCAACGATCCAGCCCGTCCTAGTCTGCACCCGTTCTTTTGCTGGCTCATATACAGTTTCAAGCAGTTCTTTGTAGTCCGGCGGCGGCAGTTTGTTTGACGCCCACGTCATTAACTCCGATGCCGTCCCGCGTTCTTCATCCGTTACGCCGTCCCGCCATCCATCGAACCGTAAATCAAGCCAAGCGGAAACCGCAGCCAACGCCGCTTTATTCTGCTCTATCGCTAGTTCGTCATCGTTCAGCGTGATCTCTAATAAGTCAATAAGCGCGTCGGGATCACGGGCAAAAACGCCGGAACCTGACGCCCTGTCCATGCTCCTTTTGCTGGCTTGCTCGCCCTTGCTGTGATGATGGCAGTATATGACCGCACATTCCAATTCAGTACAAACCCGGTCGAATTGATTGCAAAAATGCGCCATTTCGCCCGCGCTGTTTTCGTCGCCTGTGATAATCTTATAAATAGGATCAATAATAACGGCGATATATTCCTTCCCTTTCGCCCGCCGTATCAGTTTCGGCGCGAGCTTGTCCATAGGGACGGACTTCCCTCGAAGATTCCACACGTCAATATTTTTCAGGTTCCGGGGCTGTAACCTTAACGCCTCATAAACATCATGGAACCGATTAAGGCAGGACGCCCGGTCAAGCTCAAGATTCACATACATGACGCGCCCCTGTGAACATTTCCAGCCGAACCACGAACCACCCTCGGCAATCGCTATTGCCATCTCGATAAGCGCAAAAGACTTGCCCGCCTTAGACGGCCCTGCTAATAGCATCTTGTGTCCTTGCCGCAAAACGCCGTCAATCAAAGGCGAAGCCAGCGCGGGCAAATCATCCCAAGCGTCCGCCATGTTTTCAGGATCGGGAAGATTGTCGTTTACCGCCTCGATCCATTCCCGCCACTCGTCCCAAGATGCTTTCCCTATTTCCTTATCTACAATAAACTGTTTTTTGCCTTTCCGTTCTACGCCCGGCATCCGAGACAGGCGGGAAGGATTCCGATTTTGCCTATCAACCGATAGGCCGTTCTTTTCGCAAACTGCATACAGATAATCGACGCGCTGACGGTATTCGTCATAGTCCTTCGCGTCAATGCGGACTATCGCGTGAAGGCTCTTGCCGCCGCTGTAAACCATGACGGCGACGGGAAGCTCCAGCTTCCTGATAATTTCATTCTGCCGCGCTATGTCTGTATCATCTGATTCGACCAGCGCATAGCGGAAATCGGTGACGTTCGCATTTTTGACGCCGTGACCGTCCAGCGGATTAAACCTGATCCACGCGCCGCACTCTTTGTTATAGTCCCCGAAAACTTTTCCGATATCGCCGCCACATTTCCCAAGCTCGCCTATAAGTTCATCAGCCGTCCGCGAACAACTGCCCCGCGTCGGCAGATATTTTTTCGCGTCCTCGTTGTACCAGCTTTCCGTAACATACCCGACATTTTCCGAACCATCGAAAAGCGTCTGCAAATACGTTGTGATTTCCTTAACTGGCTCCCATTGTGACGGCTCCGAAATCTCTTGACCTTCTATCCAGTTTGTATCAACAACTACAAAGGGATCTCGTTCGTCAGATATGATGGAATCCCAATCAAGGGCAACGCCCTTGTCACCGTTCGCGCCCGGATACCAGCCAGCGTCTTTCGCTAAGTGGTACAAAGTGCCGCCCGTCACGATGCCGCCCGCCTCTTCGCGGAAAGATTCCCATTTTTTAGCGCAATCTCCAGCATGATATCTTGACGCGTCCCGCTTCGACCACTCGTCCCAATCGTGCAAACTTCCGCCTTCATGCTTAATCGCCATGCCGACGGCGAGCCAGTCATTATAATCAAGCGTAACAGGATCGATATATGACAACATTTCGGAGATATCGCTGTGTTTATACATAGATTCACCTCCTAAAGGCGGGAGCATCAAACGACACTCCCGCCGTCATTGTCAAAACTTGCCCGCCTTGAAACCGCCCGCCGCCGGCGGTGCTGTGTCTTCCTTATAGATATATGTCTTGATATCGTTGTACGTCTTCCCTTTGTACTCTCTATGACCGATTTTCGCGCGGCCTGTGGAACCGACAACCTTACTCCAGTCCATTTGCAGTTTCTCGCCGTGCTTCTTTTGCCCGATGCACCCAAAAAACGCCGACAATTTCCACTCGTTACTGCTGATAAGATAAAGCCGCTCCGTGAGCTTCGCTTTCCCCGCGGCGGAATTGATCTCAAGCGTCACCTTCGCCACCGGGCAGGCCCCCATGCGTTCAGAACCGTCGAACCGCCCGCGCTCCAAATCCGTGACCGTGAAATCATACTCGCCATCGTCCAAAAGCACAAACTCGCTTTCCTTCTCAATCACGCTATCCCAATCTAAAGCCACACCCATATTGATATCTGCCATTGTCTTTTACCTCCTAAATTAAAATGGAACATTCTCATTGTCATACATATCGTCAATCATTTTCTTGACCTGTTCCCATGCACCTATCAGGCACCCGTCGATAAAATCTTGTGGATAATCTGATATGTGCGTTCCCGCCGGGAAATATCCTCGCGCCGAAACTGCCGCTTCAATCTGTTCCCGCTTGATATTGTCGGCCTTCATCAAACCGACCAGCGCGGGCGGAATACCGTCAAACTCTTCCGCCTCCCTTCGTTCCGCGTCTTTCGGCGCGTTCTTCTTCGCCTTTGCTTTCGGCTTTGTGGGCTTTTCCTCGACGGGCGGCTCGATGTGCGCGGGCGGCTCCGTCACTAAATCGTCAAGCGGATTCGGCAATATAAAAGCGATTGCTTCAAAATCAAACGGAAGTTCAGGCTTCAAGCCGTATCGGTTCTTCGCGTCCCATGCGGGATGGTGTTGAGTGTACATGACACGCTCTCCGCCATAGGCTTTTTTCTTCTTCGTGTCGCCGCTTTCAATCACAATTTCTTTGTAATTCGCAAAAAGCAGAATGTCGCTCCACTCTTTCACAAGCGCGGATATCTGCGAGCCTGTCTTATTGCCGAGCTTTAGCTCATAACGGTCGTATGCGCCGGACTGATCGGGCCGCTCAAATTTTCGGAGGATACAATGGGCCGTCAAAACCACATTCACGCCGCGCTCAATGACTGCCGAAAGCAAATCCAAAAGCCGCCCAAATTCCTCTTTAATAAGAACGTATCCTTTCCCGTAACCGAACGCCTCGATGCTTTCCTTGTCGTGCCGCTTGCAGATATATTCCGCGCAAAACCTTTCCGCCCAGTCAATAGTATCAATAACAAGCGTCTTGCATACGTTCGGATTGTCATGCACTTCGGAAACCATCTGCACAAGCATTTCCCAACTCGTAGGCCTCGGCAGTCTCCGAACGTCCATCTGCCGCGTCGAGCCTTCCGTGTCGATGAAAAGCGGATCAGGGAAACGCGCCGCAAAGGTGCTTTTCCCTATCCCTTCCGGGCCGTAAAGGACAACCTTTTGC